GGATTAGCGGTGATTACGTTACCGATGTAGCCGTGGATCGACATGGGGAACCCTTAAGAGTTGATTTCTTCCCAACTTGCCGTGACCACTAGATCACTAGCCGTACCAGCGGTAGCACCGATGGACTGATTCTCAAGCAAGTAAAACGATGTCGTCTTATCCGTGATGATTAGCGTGGCATCAGCAGGCACCGAGATGGTTGACGCAATCGGGAACGCCGTACCGCCCAGAGCAGCAGCCGAGTATACGTTAATCGTGATGTCAGCCGCAGTTGTTCCGTCTACGTTAGCAGCGACAATCGAGTTGATCTTAAAGACCTTCCCGCTTGATGCAGCGTTGCTGACTAGAGATGTTGCTGAGGTTGTGGTTAATGACGTACTAGACGAGTTACCGTAAATCGTCGTGACGTTGACTATATTTGGGTTTGCCATTACTTACTCCTTAAATATTCAATTGCCTTGTTAAGCAGGGTTACATCGTCTTTAAAAGACCCCAAGGCCACATTGCAACCGTGGCACAGCAGTCCTCGTACTTTACCGGTTTCATGGTCGTGGTCAACGTGCAACCCACGCTTCGTCTTTGGTTCCTCACTACAGATAGAACATTTACCTTGTTGGGTCTCAAACATCTGCTTAAACTCATCCGCAGTAATACCATACTTGTATGACCTAGATGCTTGACGATCCAGTTGAGGCTTTGCGTGCCAGCGAACGAGACACTGTTTTTTGCAACATTCACGGCAATGCTTGTTTGTGCGCTGACCTTTTTTATCAACGTAAAAATTAGCGATATTTGTTTCACCGCAGGCAGGGCATTTAGGCGGTTTACAAATTGCAAGAGAAGTTTTTGCTCTGTAAACAGGATCACGCCAACGAGCCTTTGCTTGTTCACTTGCTATTTTACGCTGTTCAGTTGTCCACATATTGCAGTGCGTCAAAACCCAAAAATCATCGCAATAACGACGGCCTTACCTGTCGTTACACCAGCAGACGGAGTCGTAAACGACAACACACCGCTACCATTGGTTTGCAAAACTTGTCCATTCGTACCGTCTGCGTTAGGTAGGGTAAAACTTACGTTTGAAGCAACCGCTGCTGGTGCTTGCAAAGCAATATAGTTAGTACCGTTGTCGGTATCCTCATAAAACTCAATTCCACCAGCCACCGCAGAAGTGCCGGTAACTTGAACCCGACCCGTACCATCTGCGGAAAGAATGACGTTACCGTTGGTGTTTGTTGCCGACAGCGTGTTTCCATTGAGTCTTAAGTTATCAACATTGAGCAGTGTGCTGAAGGTATCAACGATCTGGTAGTCCGTGCCGTTAAACACAACCGTTCCAGAGGTGCCAACAGGGAATGTAACGCCGGTCTGACCAGAAGCCTTAATCGTCAGGGTATAGGTTGAGTCTGCGTTGACAACACGATACGCCCGGTTTGAACTAGGAGCCGTGATCGTAGAGGCTGCCGCCAATGAGGAAACATAGAGCGTGGCGTACTGAGCACTTCCGGCAACGATGTTAGTAGCACCGGAGTCGCCCTCTGTTAACGAAAGTGTCAGCGCACCGGCAACGAAGTTAGCGCTTGTTAACGCAGTCCGTCCGGCGATTGCAATATCTAGGTATTGGGTTAGCCCGTTATTTGTAACATCTCCCCAAGTGCCAGACTCGGTTCCAGTAACTGGAAGCGGGAGATCCAAAAGGGTCGTGCGGTTAATAGTCATTTTTAATCCTTTATGCGGCTATATCGACCCAATTTGGGGTCTGTGAATCATTAACGGGTACCCAACTTGATGTCTGCGAATCATTGACATTTTGCCAGTTAGCGGCCTGACTGTCATTAACCGATGTCCAAACCGATATAAATACAGACATAACCTGAGCATTTCCTTGGACGCCCGTTGGGTAGACATTGGCATCCCCGATAAACGCTGTAACTGACCCAACCTGACCAATGGCCTGTAGCCCCGTGGTAGGTACATTGGCATTAGCCTGAGTGGTGACTTGCCCAATCTGACCAGTTCCTTGAACGCCCGTAAGGGTAACGCTTGTACTTTGGACAACACTTGCCTGACCGATAAATCCAACTGCCTGAACGCCAGTAACAGTAACAACGCCATTACCTCTAACAGTGACCTGCCCGACAAAGCCTGTGGCTTGGATTCCTGTGACAAGGACATTGGTTCCTGTGGCAACCGAAACACTACCGATTTGACCAGTCCCGCTAACCCCTGTGAGGGTGACGTTGGCTGCTCCTCTGGCTTGCGCTTGCCCGATAAAGCCGGTTGCGCTGACCCCGGTAAGGGTGACACGTGCCCCTGCGCTGGCGGTAACGGAGCCAACAGAACCGCTACCTGAGACCCCCGTGACGTTGGTATTTGCACTTCCACGGACTGCGGCCTGCCCAATGAACCCGTTGCCTTGGACTCCCGTGACGGCGACAGAAGCACCGCTGGCTGTTTGGACTTGCCCGATGAATCCCTGTCCTTGAACACCGGTGACTGAGACGTTTGCATTGCCAGAGACAAGTACCTGACCAACTGATCCCGTCCCAGATACGCCGGTAACATTGACGTTGACGCTGACTTGCGTTTGAACTGTGACTGACCCAACAGCGCCGGTTGCTTGGACACCACCGCCAACACCCCAAGCGGTTGTACCCCAGCCGTCATAGCCCCAGCCACCAAGCGGAACTTCGACGTTGGTTTGGTCAGATCCCCAAGGGGTTTGCCCCCAAGAACCATTTCCCCAGCCGCTAATTGTCGCCACATTTTAGTCCATTTAGGCGATTCTAATGATCGCCCCGGTTGCAGTTGCCGCAGGGAAGATGATGGTGAACGTGCCAGAAGTCGATGTCTTAGCACCACCAAAGTCCAGAATTGCTACTGCGGGATTACCCGTAGCCGTGTCGTTATAGATCATGGCGCCAAAAGCGGTAATGGTTGCCGTGGTAAACGAGATGTCAGCAAAGTCGGTAAATGCCGTGGTTCCAGAAGATACGGGAGTTACTTTGGTCAGCGTGCCGCCGCCAGCCACATAAGAGCCAGAAGCCGCTACTTCGTTGGTTGTGGTGTAAGCCGTGGTCGCAGCGGTAAACGAGGCGCTGTTGTTATACATAGCCAGTTTAAAGGTCTGACCAGAGCCAGTCGAAAAATTGTGAACACCCTTCAGGATCTCTACCTTGAAAGATGTTGGCATGAAATTACCGGTGAAAGCCATTTAACTTCTCCTTAATAAATGAGCGGCTTTTTCTTCCCCGCCCTGAACACAAACTTGAATACAGTTAGCCCTCTCAGACTGCGCTGCCCTCTTTAAATACTCAAAAATTGTCTTTTCAATCTGTTGCCGAAAATACTTAGCCTGCTCACGGATAGCCGGAGGGGCGGAATCAGCCACACCCAAAATCTTGTCGGCGCATACCTCAGCCAAATCCTCTAGCGGCAATCCACCAAAGTCGCTGGTTTTAATCATTGGGCTATGGATCTGCCCCATCTTTACTTCAAACATTAAGTCCTCAGCGCTTCTGGAGCACGGTACTCAGGCTCCTGTGATTCTAAAGAATCTTTGATTTCCGAATACTTTTTGGTCACAAACTTATCGTCTTCAATGCCTACCACCAACGGTTCAGCCAGTCTGTGGTACCCATAGAGTTTACTTGCTATTGGCTCGTTTGTATCTAGCAGGGAAGACCCCTGAGCGATCCCAACCTTGATGCCACGCTCCATAGCCTTAGCCAGTAAAAACTCACAGCAAGCCCGTCCAGCCTCAGCAAAATGCACAACCTTCTTGTAGGAGAAGTCAATTCCGTAAAGGTGCATCTCAGCCACTTTTGCTGCAATGCCATATCCAATAGCGTATGCCACCGTGTTATTAAAGTACCCCGTCCCGCAGGCGTTTATAACCTCATCAAGCGGAAACTCCACCAATCCGGAGCAACGGCTGTCTAACTCACAGGTATATATCGGGCCGGGATGGCTGGCTAATACAGACCTCATAATCCCAGTCTGGGTGCCAGCATCTTCAGAATCCAAGAACCGGCTCGCTGGATCCATCATAAACACCCTGTCGTGATAAATCACGCCTGCCATAGCATTGATCGCCCAGACCTCATCAATCGGCTGGGAGTGGGTTTTAGCCAGCACAAACTGATTATGGGACTTGCCCATAGCCACGATGGCGACCTTCTTTCCGGACAGATCAGGGATCATTTAACCGGGTACCTCACCTGACCAGAACGATAAGCGTCCTGACGATCCTTGCCATCGCCCAACTGTTTGAGAAGTAGCATGGCTTCGTTGTAGCGCTCTTTATACATATTGACGACATCAGCATCAGACTTCATAAACGACGCCGCTTCTAGCAGGGAGCCATATAGGAGGACAGACTCAAAGTTATCTCCTAGCCATGACGTACCAGCGGTAACAATCGAAGGCGGGTAGTAGAAGTAATGCAACTCAACCGCATAGTTTGAGTTAGGCATCGGCCCAAGGATGAACGTATTGTAGTCAAAGACTGCGTAATATATGGGTAAACCCGTATCTGTCTGGCTTGGATACGCTTCACGAATGAAGTTCACATCCTTGTTCAGAAGGTACAGATAGTCCCCAGAAACAAACGTGCGCCCGTCAGGAAGCGTAGTAGGCGCGTTGCAAATTACAGCCAAAGAGAATGTGGAGAGCCAATCCGGGGGTAACGCTAAGTACTTATTGCCGGAAGTTGTAGCCCCAAGCATATTCTTACGAATGGCTGGGATCTGAACCGAGTTATAGATCCGCTCCTCAGCATTTTGAACAAATACTGCTATCTGTTCAGCAGACGTAAGACCGCCTGATCCCACTACCTGTGGGAAGTCATTTTCAGCATATGCCTTAATTGCGGCGGTTAGTTCGGTGTAGTTCATTTAGCCCATCTTTGTGCTATTGCTGTTACCCCGGGTGGTGTTCTTAGTACCACGAGTCCGCATGGTCTGGGTGTTGGGGATATCGTTTGGATACCCATTCTCACCCATTGTGTCGGTATAGGGCTTCGGCTGCGTGTACTTGCCAACTGGGTCGGCAGTCTCAGCAGGGAAATAATTAAACTTATCGTTGGCTTGGCTCATATTAGATCCCCGTTTTTCTAACCATTGACATTGGCTTCTTCTGGTTGGCAACTTTTGCCATACCACGGCCTAATTGCTTCATCTGAAGGTTGGTTTTACCCCCACGAGCCAATTTCTTAACACTAGCGTCCGGGTGAGCCTGAGCGCCTTTTTTAGCCATGTGTTTCTTTAATGCTTCTTTAAGACTCATTTTAAACTCCTTAAGTATTTACTGTTACGGTTCCTATACTACCTTGGGCTTCCAAATTATTTGGTGTTAGCCCATTATCTCTTGCACCACCAACAGGGTTCCACCCCCACTGGATAATCCTACTACCCCCAGATGGCTCACCAAACGCATCTGAAGCATCTGGGTCTGGTGGGTTAATGTTATCAACTTGTGTTCCTGTTAAACCTGCCTGTAAATATGACTTATCGTTTCTAGGATTCTGTAAAGCCTGTGGATCGTACACGGGGTACATACCTAATTGTAACTGTGGCTGGTCTGGTTCCCAACACGTATAACAAACCAGCAAATTGATGTTTTTGGTCTTGATGACCAACTTTTTCAATTCTTTTAACTGATACCGAAATCCGCATCTGTCGCACTCCGCTATCGCCCATTTACCAGAAGCAAACTTTGGACCTGCCATAGTTCACCTGTTAATAAAAATACTGCCGTGGGGCCAACCGAAGACCAGCCTTTTCTCGATCTTCACTTGAACCAAGTAGCCACTGTTCCTCATAAGATGCCTTCAACATCTCTAAACGCGGTGCGCCCTCTGGAATCTTCATAGCAATGTAGTACGCTAATCCAGCCACCAAGCAGGGCAACATACGGAAAGGTATATCTTCTGTTTGCATACCGTTACCTGCATCTTGTAGGCGGCGTAGGCGCCAATATACAAACGAATAGTAGTTGCTTTGATCTGGGCTAGGCCAAACACAGATATTAGGTAAGTTAATTACTGATACCGCTGCACCCGCTGTATGTGCAGCAGCCGTTGTACCGTTCACGCCCCGGACGCAGTTTTGCAGGATATTTCCAGAAATCTCGTTATATCCGATGGTCTCAGAACCAATCGTAATGAACCCTACGTAATTCAAACCAATTACAGAACTTAGCGTAATCGTATTTGAAGATGAGGTAATGGTGCTACTTAAAGTAATGTTTGTGGGGTTTGAGGCCCCGCTTTGCCGGTCAATCCAAACCTGAATTGGGCGTCCTTGAGCGTTCTTATTAGGTATCGTGGCGTAGGTCGAGGACGAGATTCGGTTGATGTTAATGTCCGACTGGCTGATAAGCCCGGAGTCAGTACGTACCACCATGTCCATTAAGTCAATGGTATCGATGGGCAGAGCATAAGTAATCTGTGCCTGATTTAAAGGAATAGATCCTTGCTCAATAGTCCAAAGGTTAATACCCCGGTTAGCCCACTCAATTGTCAATAAGTTTAGGCTACGGCGGGCTGTACGTAACTCGTATCCAGTACGCAACTCGGCACCGGCACGCTCATACGCCTCTTCAACGAGTTCGTTGAGTTGCAGATTAAAGTTGGTGGTACCTGTGGTAGCCATTAATTTACTTTCCTATGCGGAGCAACTTTTTTAGCCACTCCTTTAGGTTGAGCAACGAACTGCTTTCCGGCTGCTTTACCGGCTCTTTTGGCTTTCGTGGTCGCGGCGTACTCTTGCGAGGAGAGCGCTTTGATGGCGCTGGCTGGGAGGTATCTTTCCCCTGTAGCCTGCGAT